ATGATAGATAAATTAAAACTATCGTTATTTTTGAAAGATGAACATGTATTAAAGATTGAGTCTGGACAGCAATTTTTGAATTACCCATTGCTTAACATTTGGGGTTTCAAAGTTTCCGCTCGTTCGATTGAGTATGAAGAAATCTTTAATGCAGAAGTTGAAGAGATGGAAATGACAGAAATTAGTCATCAACATCAGCACCCATGGGAGTCTTTACCCAGTTCTTATTCTGGGTTGGCTGTTAAATGGTGGGATTCAAACAGTTTGATTTCTCATCCACGACTTGAAATAAAAGGATCACCTGCAAAGTTGATGCAAGGGCATAACGTCTTTGGCTCTACTTCAATTGAAGATTGCGCTCAAAGCATGATTAATTTACTTTGCAAAACGCATCCCATTTTATTGGAGGTGATTAACTTTGAGCTGACAACACTAGATTTAATGGATTGCACATATTCAGCCGTTTTACCGTCTAAGTATCATGTGGATTTTATTTCGTTTCTGAGAAATATCTCTAATGGCCAATTAAGAAAATCAGTTAATACAAATATCTATGAAACGACTTGTTATTTAACGCCTACGGACTCAAAAAGGAGAGTACTGAAAGCTTATTTAAAACAGACGGAGATGATGAAAGACATTGCAGAGCTAAAAAAGGGATTAGAAAAAAATCCTTTTGACACAAATAAACGTGAAAGACTTAAAATAATGAATGACCCACGTTTACTAGAATTTGCAGAGCCCTTGGTGAGATTCGAAGCCACCGTAAAAAGGGATTGGATGAAGTATTACAAATATCCTAGAATGTTAAGAGATTGGATAAAATTACAGCGCAGAATGCAAGAAAATGATGAATGCTTAATTGAAGAAATATGGTTAGCCTCTTTCAATCCCATGTTAGAGGCCTTGAGTGGTGAGGGGATAAACATGCAAAACGAGACAACGGTACATAATAAATTGAAGATAGCTTTTTTTAGAGATACTAAACGCGGCAGAACGTACGCAAAAGCAGACAGAATTTTTAGTTTTTATATGCGAATTGTAAATGAGGGTTATGAAAAAGTTTATAACACAATGGACCCGTCTACTTTTGGGAGACTGTTAAAAGATTTAACTGAAGCGACAGGGACCAGTAAAGCGCAATTACAGAATCTAAGAACTGATAGTGAGAGTAATGTTGTTTTGTTTTGTAATTTGATTAAAGTTGATTTTTCAACTCAACGCCCTGACTGGTACGAAACCGCCAAGGTGATTGGTTTATGATTTTCTTTTATAAGTTTAATGGGTTCTTTTCAAATCTATTTGTTTTTATTTTTTTGGTGTTTTATTCGGTATTTATGTTCGATGCTTACGCTAAAGATTTTAATTCTGATAGGTTTGATGATTACAACGAGATTAGAAACTCGTTATTGATTAATTGCGTTAATCAACGCGCTCAGCTCATTAATAATGAGGTTTATATTAATAACTGCATGGATTTTCAGTCGATATAAAGAAACACTTTAAAAGCCGCTTAAATGCGGTTTTTTTAGGCCCGCGGCAGGCGTATTAACGGCATCACGCAGTGACGCGCAAGCGCAACAATGGAGACTTAGCTATTAAATTGGTTTTCAGACATTAGCGCCCATCTGAGAATTTTTTCAATCTCGCCTCTTCCATTCTGAATAAACCTGTTTTTTTCTTTTGTACGCAGAACAGGGAATTAATTTTCCTTGGCTTTAGCCAAGATTAGAAAATAATTCATCGGTCTAAGTTAGTCTTTTGACTTTCCTAGATTAATATTTTCTTTTAAATCTTTTAAATCTTTTTAAAGTTCGGTTGGTTCAGTGTGCACTACTTTAATAGTGCACACTCTTATCAATTTGATAACATAGCCTTAAAATCAGACCAACTTTTTTTCGATCTCTTTTACCCCTTCCAAAATAATTTCATCCAAAACATCAGCCTCACGCAGAACTTTTTGTCTTTGTAAAGTGAGTTTCAAGCAAATTTCTTGAATTGTGACCCAAGTCTCTTTTTTTATATGTTTTGTTGGCATTAAGATATTCCCTTGTTGTTATTAGAATCTTAGTTTATTAGAATCTAGGTTCCTTAGATTATAAGCATAAATAATAAAAAGTGAGGCAGTTAAAAATGATTAAAGTTTCAATAATTCAAGATACCGATGACGTTCATACAAGAAATGCGACTTCTAAAGATGGCCAACCAGTCCAGTATTATAATCAATTCGGTTATGCACATTTGGGTGATGCTTTCCCTGTAAAAATAAAACTTCCTATCGAATCTCCTGCTTTTCGTTATCCCGTAGGGGATTACAAAATTGCACTTTCTTCTTTCCAAGTTGGTCGTTACGACTCGCTAGAGATTAACTCATTTAATTTAAAATTAACTAAGTTAGAGCAGGGCAAATAGATGATTCAAGCAATTTGTGATGTAGCTCCGACTATTTTAAGTGATGGTTCACTTTCTTGTGCTAGTGGTTGGGTTTCTCAAGTTGCTACAACGCCTTTTGAATTTACACAAATTGACCCAATAGTCGCTACGGCATTATTTGCGGGTGGGTTTGCTTTAAATATAGTACCGTGGGCCGCGACTTACGGTTTATCACAACTTCTAAAATGTATTAGAGGTTAACGGCAATTTTGCCAAAATAAAACGGAGTATAGAAAAATGGGTGCAGATGCAGTAGCAGCAGTAACAGGCGCAATTGATTTTACAACAATTATTGTAGGTAATGGCGCAGTGGGTGCAGCGGTCGGACTTGTGAAAGTTTCGAAAGTCGGTTTACAAATGCTTTTAAGTGCTATTCGTTCTTAAAGGTTGATTTAATAAAGCGTTCTTTTTTAAGGGCGCTTTTCTTTTTTGGGGGTTTTATGTTGGATTTATATTACTGGACTTTTTTTGCTGTTGGGCTTAGCAGTTCGCATTTATGTTTGAGGTTAATCAAATGATTTTATTTATTAGAAAGAAAGTTTTTTTAATACTTAGCGCGTTAGCGCTTTTTTTTGCTTCACAAAACGTGTATGCCGCTTCAATTCCTTCGGAGCCTGTTGAATCTTTTATAGGTAATTGTTATTACGATAGCGTATTTAATTTACGATTATCGAATACAACTCCTGATATCTGTGCCGCTGCTATTAGAAGTGCATACGATTATCTGTCCTTAACTTGGACATATTTTGGAGGTCAGGGCCAGCACTATCAAATGAGATCAGGTTCTTCGCTTTATGGAAAATTAACAATTACAAAAGTTGTTCAGTCTTATCAATGTACAAATCCAGACTATCCTAACCTTTCTGAAGATGAATCAAGTTGTGATAATGGAGTATTTACGCCTACTGAAAGCCAAGAAACTGACCTTGCCGCTTTAATGGCTGACGTTGGAGACTTAAACGACACAACGAAAGATTTATTTATTGAGCTAGAAGATAGTAAAAATACCGTTAAAGATGATTTTAATAGCGCGTTAAATAATGCGGCTGTTGGTGTTGGTGCTGTGAACGCTTTAAATGACCAAGTCGATGTTGTAGATGCGTTTATACCATTGAACCCAGAGAGCACTTTGTTACCGGCATTAAGTAACAGTATGTCAAACAATGTCTTAAGTGCTGAAGAATTATCTACTGATAATATGAATGTCGTTGATTCAATGATAACGATGAATAATGACGCTGTAGCTTTGTTTAATGATACTTCTGAAATAGTGGGTTTTAATCAAGATGGGGTGAATTATATCTATGGCCAGAACGAACAACTTTACACGGCAAGCAATGAAACTGAATACAATCAAACATTAGATAACATAAGAAACAAACAGAATGAAATCGAGAATAATAATTCACTTATACAAAGTAATCAGGATTCAATTAATACGATTGTTTCTAATTCAGGTAATGCCGTTGATAAGGTAAAAGAAAATAATTCAAATATTCAAACCATAGTGACAGAAAACAATAACTATTATTCACAGGCTACCAATTCAGCTAATAATGGGGAAGTTTGCGCGGGTTCAGAATGTGCCGCTATTCCTGATTTAGAAGATCCAGACGAAGATGAAGATGCGCAAAAAAGTAATTTACCAACACATAGAGACAACGCGCCTTATGAATCTTTTGAAGATGGCTTTACAGCTTATTATGATTCAATAAATGATTCTCCAATTGCAAAGTCCTTTTCTGCTTTTTCAAATATTATTGTCGTACCCCAAGGCACTTGTCCTGTTCTTTCAATTGACTTATCAGCTACACCAATTGGGGTTATCGATACTGACATTCATTGCAAAATATTTATTCAGATTGCAACGCCATTATCTTTGATAATGCATGTGGTCTTTCTTTTTGGTGGTTTTAGAATTGTGGCAGGGGCTTAAAAATGGGTGAAACATGTGAAATTTTAGATATTGGCTGTCATTTATCGTGGATTTTTGACGAGTTAGAGCTTTTTGTATATTGGATTTTTGGATCAATAATGGATGCTTTAGGTGCTTTGTTTTCATTGATACCGGTACCCGATTTTATGAGTTCGATGCAAAGTTACACACTACCAAGTTCTATAGCTTTTTATGCAGGTTATTTTGAACTTGAATTTGGATTAGGCGTTATTGTTTCAGCTTATACAATAAGATTCATCATTAGACGATTACCAGTAATAGGATAAATTTATGCCGATGACAGCTTACACGGGTTTGCCGGGTCACGGTAAATCCTACGGGGTAGTAGAAAATGTGATTGTTCCGCTTTTGAAAGAAAAAAGAACAGTTTTTACCAATATTCCAATGAATAGCGAAAAGTGTTTAGAACGGTTTCAATGTGAAGTTGTTCAATTTAAAACTCAAGATGTGATTGATAATCCAAATTGGTTCGATGAAGTTTTTGAAAAAGGCGCTACCTTAGTATTTGACGAAGTTTGGCGGCTATGGCCATCTGGTTTAAAGGCTAATAATGCCCTTGAATCTCATAAACAATTTTTAGCAGAGCATCGACATATGGTTAGTGACGATGGATTCTCTACTGAAATTGTAATTGTTACACAAGATTTATCACAAGTGGCCGCTTTCCCTAAAGCATTAATTGATACAACTTATCGAGTCACTAAATTATCTAAAGTTGGCAGAGATAAATCATATCGGGTTGATGTATATACTGGTGCAGTGGCGGGAACGTCACCACCTGCAAGATTAAGAGAGCGTGAAATATTCGGAACTCGTAAACAAGAAATTTATGATTTATACGAAAGCGCTACTATGTCAAAAGTTGGGGTAGGCAATGAGAAACGAACTGATAACAGATTTAATCTATTAAGTGGTT